TTAAAACAATAAGTTTCCAATATTTGTTGTAGGTCAATTATACCAAGTCCATAAGGATTAGGTGAACATTTACCAGTGAATACTTTTACCCCTTCAACATATAAGTCATAAACATATCTGAACTTGAATGTTGTTAGTGGATTGTATGTATCTGCTGATACAGTGAAAAACAACCCATCTGATAATACAGGTTGAAAATCTGTTGGTGTATTTGTGAATACTAAACTCATATTATATCGGTCTTGAACCTACTCCTACTTTAATTATTATTTTATTATCTTCCAATAGTTTTGTTATGAATTCTTGAGCATAAACCCCCAAGTAATAAATAACATTATCCATAACTTTGTTAATACCTTTATTAACAAAATCTGTTCTGTAGATTCCATATTCACCGATTGAACGTTGTAATAAGAAATCCCTTGTTTTATTTGATACAAATCTACCCTGTTTATCTCTGAACTGACCTACTTTACGTTCTCTCGCCCATTTGGAAATAGCAGACAATGGTGGGTATTTCGCTCCCTGTAATTTACCTCTACGTCCAAAGTTAACCCAATATCCGTATTCCGCTTGTCCAAAGTCAACAACCATTTCTAAACTACCATCCGATAAGTCAGATTGATAATATACATCAATTGAATTATACAATAGTCCTGTATTGATTCTATCACTTATCTTTGTAAAACCACTACCACTTACTGGTTTGAATCTACCATCATAACCACGTGAAGGTCTAACAACACGTAACTCACTTTGAATTGATGTTTTAACCAAATCAAGTATTAAGTTTTTGATAGTTTGTTCATCCATATTATGAAGGTGTTATAGTCGGAGTTATTGTAGGGGTCGGAGTCGGAGTTGATGATGCGGTAATTGATGGAGTCGGTGTTGGATAATAATCACATGCGTTGATGTCTTCAAACACGATTAGGTTTACATCCATTGCTACCCCCGCTACGTGGTCACCCATACGTTCCATAAAGGGTATCGCTTGAACAGGTAAATCAATATCCAAGTTGTTGTATAAATCAGGGAATGTTTCAATACCCCTTTTAACATAAGATAAGAATCTACGTGCTTGTAAAGACATATCACTAATGATGTCTTTTTCGTTTGAGTAATCTGTATTGATAATGTCTGTGAATATTAAACTAACTTGGTAGATAGTTGTATTTTCTGAGTATTCAACAGTCATTGGGACTGCAAATAAATAAGGATATTTTACAGGAGTGTTTTGTGTATCACCACTTATTGTTCTTGAAAAATCAACCAGGTTACCATAACCATAAGAGTTTAATATTGGTGATTCTTGTTGGAATTGTTCTATCAAGTCCAACACTGTATGGAAACTTACATATTCATTCATCGGTTTGATTTCATTTCATTTTTTAATTTTTTCATTTCATTCTGTTCACTAATAATTCTATCCTTAATTAACGATGCAGTATTTAGACATAAATACACACTCATCTCTTCTATTTGATGGAACTTTGTTAAGTCCTCTTTAGCTAATTGATAGGTCAATTGGAAATAGAATCTCGCAGTAGCTTGGGATGGAGGAATTTGGGTAACCTCTTCAGTATCGGTTTCAGTATCCTGTTCAACCTCTTCTTCACCTCCAAAGAATTCTTTGTATTTTCTACTAATTGACGACTTATGAGCAAAAAAAAAGTGGAACATCCAAACCAATATTTGACAGGGACTTGTTTCATCACCTCACCTCTTTTAATGACCTCTGATGACTTGTAAGGTTCAATGGTATACTCAGTCCCCTTTTGACTAATTACAGGTCTGTATAACAAAGACATTATCATATGGATACTATCGTTGATGTTATCAGGTTGTGAAAATATTTCCATATCAACCCATTGACCCCATTTGATGTTTTTCCAATCATTCTCCATTCCATACAACACACCATCGTGTTCAAATGTCACGTGAACCTGTTGTTTGTCATTCATTATGATTTGTTCTGTTATGTAATTCTCAACAAACTTAACATCTTGTTTTGGTAAGTCCTTAAGTTCATCAACTGGTAAATCTAAATATAACGATAATACCTCATTCGGGTCATTATACTTAATTGGGTTTTTCTGTATCTTTTGATATTTTTCAATTGTCAAATCTGACTTAACATCAATCAATATGTTATCTACTTTTACTTGTATCATATTATGGTAAATTTTGGTTTTTTATTTCCTATTGTGGATTCTAATACGTAACGGATACTATCAATACTATGGTTGTCCTTGTCTTCAGGTGTGTCAAGTAAGTGTCCGTCTTTATTAATCTTCCATTTATAGGATTGAAATTCTTGTAATGTATTTGTTGAATCAGTTGTAATAAACACTTTATGTCTTTTGATTAAGTCAATTCCGTGTAAGATACTTTTCTTGTTCACTGGTTTTACGTTGAACTTACTACGTTTTAATTCTTCAATTGTTTGAGGCTGTGAAGAGTCACACCAAAATGAATCTGTTTTATCTACTGACAATTGTTCCATCTTGGTAATTAAATCCTGTGTTGTTAATCCTCTTGAATATAATAGTTCCCTGAAGAATAGTGTATCATTATCTTGGTATACTCCGACAACTGTTGAAGGGTCATTGTATCCAAAATCCACTCCATACCCAAGTAGTTTGACTCCATCAGGTATTCGTTCTATTGTGTTCCAAGTATTGAATACCAGTGTGGTAGCAAATCCACGTTCACCCAATGTATAGATTCTATACAGGTTATTATCTTTTTCTTTTAACGATTCTAACTCATCTATTATGTTTTGTGGTATGAATGGATTATCTTTGTAGTTGGTCTTGAAATAATAACAATCAGGTCTTTTTTCCAAGTCATATACCCAACAGGATAATTCACTTGGGTTTAAGTCAACTATGACCTTGTCTGTGGTTCTGAAGATTAACTGATTCCAATCTTCAATGTTTAGTTCGTTCGCTTCATTACAATAAAGATAATCTCTTTTTGAACCACGTAACTTTTGGGGCTCATCAACAGAAAACCAATTTATTACATTTGTTCCCAATTGATAATACCCCTCTTGTTTGTGAAACTTTGTTGGGTCATATAGTCCAAACATTTCTAATACCTGAACCAAATCTTTTAACACAGAGTTTTTTAATGATGGTAATGTTTTTCTTACAATTGATAATGTCTTCTTTTCTTCTTGTAATAATTTCTGTATCCACCAAATCAATATGTTAAACGTCTTACCTGAACGTGCCCCTCCTTGAGCGACCACAATTCTTTTCCCCATTTCATCCGATTTGATTAACTCCTCAAATACAACTGTGGTCTGTATGTTCATAATCTTTCATTCACTGGTGTTTCATCACCAGGATAATAATCGTCAGGATTCCAATTTATTGTTTGTAATCTATTTCTAAATTGTGTCCTATCTTTTATTACCTCAAACTCAATTGGGTCTTTGAAAAACTCATCATATATCTTATCAATCAATTCTGACATCAACTTTGTCAATTCTTCCTTGTTGTATTTAACACCCTTATTAACGAACATCGTATACTCAAATGATATGTAACCTGTCTTCTGTTCATTGAATGTGTCAGGTATCATAATAATGTCTATAACACGTTCGTTGAAATAATACTTGTTACACTCTTTTACAATAAACAATCTAATCTTCTCAGACAACTTGTTCATCAATCTTGTAGGTTTATAGTATGACTCCACTATAAACCAACCTTCAAATGTTAAAACCATTGTCTTGAAATCAACCTTATCAACGGTATTAGAACTGAATGTCAAGTTGTCATACTTGTCTTTAATCTTAAGATTTGAACCCTTCTTGGGTAAACTATTGTATTTCGGGTCTCTCATCTATGTTTGACTTAATTATTTCAATATTGATTTTGTTATCTGTATTTAACTTTTCCCCCATTGAGGTAATGTCAATTTGTTTTTCATCTGTCCAATTCTCCTTGAATTTATTCTTCATAATAATTGTCCACAATCTTTGATTAAACTTGTTTGATTCCCCTTTTACGATTGACTCATACATTCTCTCATACCACCAATGTTCACATAATTTTTGGTATTCATCAAACACCAGTCTGTATTCTTTTGAACGACTCAATAAATTACGATGTGATTGAAATGACAAACCAAGTTCAATGAGGAATTGTGTAATGTGTTTACCATCTCTACCAGCGTCCAATATAATGGATTTCCATTCAGGATTGATGTATGACTCAATTCTTGGTCTTCCACGTCCCCTCTTCGGTTGTTCTTGTTCTTCTTGTTCCATATTACTTTATGTTGTATTTTAGTTTTAAGTTACCCATCGCGTGTTGAATGTTGTTGATTGCGTCCTCTTTACTTGGTGTTCCCTTTGAGTTGGGATACAGTTGTGAGTATGCGTTGAAGATTTCCATCCAATCAAGGTCTGTAATCTCCTCAAATGGTTTAACTGATATAATCCTATCAACTACATCTTTTCCCACCATTAAATGGTCTATTGAGTTTAGATTGTTAATCTTTTGTTCTTTTCCTGATTTGCAATTACATCCCATAATATCTTTTTATTTTTTCTTTTACTTGTAAGAACAACTCAGATATTTCATAATCTTCATTATTTACTGAGTCATTTATTATTTTATTCAAATTTGTTTCTACTTGGTGAATATTCAAATCGTTTTCATTTATTATCAATAACATTTCTGACATTACTTGTTGTAATATCAATTCTTTTTCCATAGTAGTTTTGTTGAAATAATCTTTTGTTAATTCAATTATATCTTCCATTAACATAAATATAATCAATTTTAGACCATTTGTAAAATAAAAAACCCCCTATTTACAGGGGGTTAAAAATATTCTATTGAAGGGAATTACGAACAATTTAGAAGAATATTAGTAGATATGACAGTATCTTACGGACTCCCTTCAATAATAAATATACTACTTTTAATTGTAGTTGAAAAGATTTCAGGGGTGTTATGTCTACGATGTCCGTCTTGACCAATTCAACCCCTTACTCCCATCCTTCCATACAAAGATAACACTTTTATCTAACAATACAAAATAAAAATCCCCAAGTGAGTTTCGGACTTAACTTGGGGACATCTAATCTACAATATGGGTTACACTATAGAATTACTCTAAATATAAGAATTCTACTTGGAACTTGTAGTATCTTGGTAATTTTTCTTTTTCAAATTTTTGTATATTAACACTCCATTAAGTATTATTGAACTAAGAATTGAAACTATTGTTAATAATGTTACTGGATTCATT